GCAACAAGTTGCGGAGGTTCATTTCCTCGCAAGGCTGTCATCACTAAAGAAATACGTGAGTCCATCTGCTCACACCAAGCAGCCGCAGCATTCACTGGATCTGAACAGATGGACTGAGTGGGTAGGAGACCTGGGGAACCTAGTGGAAGCTGAGTCATGAAACTCACTGGAGTTTGAGCCATTTGAGTCGTCACTCCCCTGAAAACTTCTGCTGACCCCATCTGGAAGGTGATGGCTTCTCGCCCAAATTGGGTGCCGCCGAGGGTGCCATTACCATCCATTGTCATATTGGAGGAAACATCAGAGAAAGCTATTTGATTGCCTGCTTCCCCATTAGTCACGGCGGTAACAGTGATGGCTGAACCACTAATCGAAGCCGTAACAGTCGTTAAGGCAGCAGCGGTAATAGCAGTGATGATATTTGCAGCACTGGTTGGGGCATCAGTGCCAAGGAGAACCTGCCCGGTGGTTGGTGTGCCTGAAGCAATCCAGGTAAACAATTGGGTATCAATAGCAAATGTTTCAGTTGGATTAGGGATTCCGGTAAGAGTGATGGTTCCGATGGATGGAAGGGATGGACTGGTGAATAGTCCTCCTAGGTTTACTAGGGGATCAGAGTATGCAGCGATACGTTGTTTGTCGGTTGCATCCGTGGAGTCGCCAACAAACGATGCCTGAAGAGCAACAGTTACGATGCCATTCAGGTGCTGTACGGTTGGATGAATCTTCACTCAAATCTCCAGAAGGATAGATGGGGGACCGAAGTCCCCCATTCGAGTTTAAAGCTGGGTGGTTACGGTGAGCTGTACAGAGATCCAGAGCAAGCTGAAAATCGGCTTAATTGTAAAGCTAACATTCAGGGTAGTTGGATCAGAGGGGTCAGCGGCGACTACGATGGTGCTGTAACCCTCGATAACCTCCTCAGCGACCAAGCTGACTAGAGTGGAACTAACCACTGAAGTAACGGTGTTGAGGGTGCTGAGGATGAGCTTGCGACCGATAAACTGGTTCAAGCTACCACGCATCGTCTGGCGAACATAATCGACCACCAAGCGAGAAGTAGGTTCGCGCTTCAGGGGGCTGGAGTTGTCGGTGGTGACCCAGTGACGGACAATGAAGGCTCCGGGGTTTTCCACAAGGCAAGTTAGGCCGCTAGCGGTCATCGAATCCATGGTGGGGTCATCGTAACGAGTGATGAGACCCTGGAATCCAACCATGCTCTGACGAGTCAGGGTGGTGGCAACGTCGATGGCTGGATCGACCATCATACCCGCCATTGCGGCGGCGAGGAAGGACCCATCAACTGTGTAGTTGACGGCCACGCCAGTGGTGGGATTGACAAGCTGGAGAACTGCTCCGATGGCTCCAATTCCAATCATGCGTTCACTCTTCAGACTACTAGCTAGGCTGATCATGGACGAAGGAGTGTCAGAGAAACCATATCCGTAAACACTCATCGCTTCTCCACTGTTACGTGGGGAGGCTTGGGTCAGGAGGAAACGGCTCAGGTACTGAATAACCGTTGGGCTAGTGGTCAGAACCTGAATCATACCAGCCTTCTGCTCGTTTCCAGGAACTGGAGCAGCTAGAGTGCTGATTGCGTTGATGTAGGTCTGATCGGCTGCGGTATTCAAACCGGTCTGCTTGGGAACCTGGAGGCAGGCGAAGATGTTTCCGCCATTCTGAGCGAACAGACTGACTGCCATGGAGAGGCGGTTTTCGGGAGTGGGAACACCGTACTGAGTGTAAGCGTCACCCGTGTTATCGAATATCTTCAAGGCGAAATCGGAGGCATTCTTCTCGGTCGTGTATGAGATGTAGTAGTAATCTCCGACAGAGGGCTCGTTTCCGGAGGCGTTGAAGGTGGTCACGAGAGCCGTATCCCCTGCGTTCATGCCGTAGGTGGAGATGACTTCCAGGTTCAAGCCATAGACGTTGACGGTTGGGACAACGCTGGCGGTACGAGCGGTTGCTTTGCTGGTGACGAAGGTGAGGGTATCCCCCGGCTCAAAGTGGTAACGAGGAGATGGGAGAGACTGGAAGCCGTAGAGAGGATCAGCCAGAACATCATCCGGATTGAGGATGGTGAACTGAACACCCGTATTGGGGTCCAGGAAGGTCTGGTTGAGCCAACCGGTAGTTCCCACAGCGTTGGAACCAACATTGGAACCCACAGGGGTTGTAGCCCCACCAGTGATACCCAATCCATCAGCGCTAGCCTGGAGAGCGGTACGGCTGGAAGTCACACAGTAGTGCAGGGAGCGAGGGGTCTGGACGGTGGCAACCCCGCCAGTGAAGTGCTCTATCGCACCAGCCGAAGCCGAAGTAGTGAGGTTGGGGGTACCCACAGTGGAGGCGATAATCACACCGGTTGTTGGGGTAGAAGTGGGGTAGGTGACGAAGAGGTTGAGAATATCCTGTAGGGTGCGAGTGGTTGTGTCCGCTTTCTCAATATATACGGTCACTGCGTTGCTCGTTACCGAGATAGCAGCAGAGTCAGCCTTAGCAGAGGCTCCAACAAAGATGATAGAGGCCACAGTGTTGGGTCCGGTGCCGAAATTAGTGGCGGTGAACTCCAAGCCAACGTTCACAGCGGAGATCAGGGTGGCCTGAATACCAGGAGTGATGATAAATGGAGCATCCCCTTCCTGGAAGGTCACAGTAACGGTCTCATCGGGGCTACTTCCACCCACACCGTTCAAATCAGAGAACTTATTGGGCCAAACGACCCCACCGTATTCTAGGAAGGCGGCTTCAGTAACCGAAGAGGCTCCGGAGGTGATGGATGGGAGAACATTCCCCTTCTCATCAGCGATTGAGTAGGTGCCCTGACCGGTGATTCCTGGGTTGACCACTGACAGAGTGAAGGTGTGGTCATTCAGGATGTTACGGTAGTAGGTGGCATACACACTCTGGCCAGTGGCGGGGGGATTGTAAAGCACAACCGTGCCGGTGTCCCCAACGACCTGAGTGACGCGAACCTCACCGGCCAGAAGAGCTTCCTCTGGGCTGGTGCCAACGTAAACATGGACCAAGGCGGGGTTGTTGGTAACAGCACTCAGACCAGACCCATCAGTTGGGGTGTCAGAGAGAGTGAAGGTGTAATTCTTGCCGGTGACGGCTCCCTGAACGGGGCGGAGGAACATAATCTCATCCACCAACGTATCGGTGATAACCGAAGCACTAAATGGGGTGTAGCCAGCGGTGGCCGTTCCTGCCATGACTGAAGCAGAGCCACCCCACTGAATACGAGCATCCGCATTGGGGGGAGTCTGAAGGACATAATCCACACCGTTGACGAAATCGCTGCGACTTGGGCCGTAACCCACAGCATCAATGCTGATCACGTTAGTAGCAGGAATCATGTCGTAAGTATCCTGATACTTGTTGGTGAAGTAGCTGACGGTGAAGGTCTGACCGGCCAAAACTGGGGAAGCCATGACAAAAGTTCCGGTCTGACCATTCAGGGAGGCGACGGTAGCTGGCTGACCATTGACCAAAGCCTTCATGTAAGCTGGGTTGGTGGTTACGACTCCGCCGTTGGTGCCATCTACGACAGGGACGAAGGAGGTGGTGAAAACGGTGTTGGAGTTGGGGCCTGCACCACCAGTGAATGGAGCAGAGGCAACCACAGCCGCCACAGTCTTGGCAGCGATTCCGCTGGAGAGAGGAGCCTGAAGGACTAGGTTACCAGCCAGGGTGGGAATTCCCACGATGAGGAGATTTGCCAGATCACCATAGGTGCGGACCATATAGGCAGTTGCCGTAGCAGACGCATCCACTTCAACCGTGAAGGTGCTGGCAAAAGTCAGGGTGTCATTTGCAGTGGTAGTGGTAGAAACTCCAGTGACAATCAGGTAGGCTCCTGAAGCAGTGTTGTTAGCAGTCGTGGCAGCAAAACGAACGGCAGTGCCCACGCCCACACCATCTGTTACCCACGAACCAGAAGCACGTTGAACCGTATGGGTCGCAAAGGTGAGGTCGCCGGTGGTGCTGAGTGTAAGAGCAGCTTCGTTCAATTCGATGGAGATTGCATCGGTTCCCACGCCGCTAATTGCCTGTGCGTCAGAAACTGGGGAGGCTGCGGTGAAGGTGAAGCCCAAGTCCACATCGTTCCCAAGCTCACCAGGAAGGGAGAGGGTAAGCGGGAAGTTGGAATCAGCATTCCAGGTAGCAAAAGTGGGAACTTGGGGGGCATCGTTTTCATTCGCAATATAAGTGTCCTTGCGCTTGAAGTAGTAGGTGACCATCAGTTCGGTGCCGACTGGGTAGATAGAGAAAATGGAGAAAGCACCAGTCGTTCCATTAAGGCTGGTCACCACAACTGGGGTGACTCCATCGGAGAGGGTGACGGTGAGGTCAGTGGGGGTGTTGGTGAGGGTTCCGGTTCCATTCCCCGTAACAATGGGGGTATAAGTCAACTGGAAGTTCAACTGGCCAATCGTCAGAACTGGGAGGGTCTCATTAACTACCAAGTCATCGGCGTATGCGGAACTTCCGCGATGTGTCTCAACGTTGGTTACAGAGAAGGTCTCCTGTCCCTCACCGATGAACACGGGAAGGCGAATATTCCCGTAGGTGATAA